ATGGGGCGGCTTCCAGCTTCATGTTGTGGAGTTGAAGCCATGAGCACCAATGATGGCGGACCAGTAATGCCCGCGGTTTTCCCGGTGTCAAAAGATAGCGGACCGATGGCGAGCGGTATGTGGGGCATATCGCTGCGCGACTGGTTAGCCGGGCAGGCGATCTCTGCCGTGATGGAAAAGAATTCCGGTATTTACTCGACTGAAGAAATCGCTGAGGAGGTTTACATGCTCGCCGACGCCATGCACAGTACGGGGAACGCGGTAAATGCCCCCGCACGCCGACGTGCTGCAATGGGAGCGCGCGCGGAACGGCCGGTCGAACTCGACTTGTCTCGAAGTGAAGCTGTCGCTATGATCAGCAATTCAATGTGAGGTGCCGGGCATGCGAGCCATTCTCACCGCGATGATACTTTGTGTCCTAGTTCTGCCGGCCTGTGCCGAGCATCGCTATCACCACCATCACAGACATCATCATCACGCCAAAGGCGATCTGCGCCACGCACAGCATGGTCGGGCTCCGACTTGGAGTGAGGAGACGCATTCCGGGCTGGTGACGGTCCAAACCGCCGCCGGCATCCCGATCACAGTAGCCTCCCATCTTGCAAGCAAGTTCCAAGCTTTGGTGGCGGACTTCGTGGCGGCCGGCTATCGCCCGCGCCACATCGGCTGCCATGCTCACGGCGGCCACGTCCGCAACTCGCGGCACTACGCTGGCGCAGCCTGCGACTTCGATCAGCGTGGTTGGGGCAAGACGGTGGCGTTCATGTATTCGTCACGGGCTCACGCGATTATCGTGGCGCACGGCTTCCGCGACGGGCGCGACTTCCGCGACCAAGGCCATGTCGACGACGGCGGCATTCGCTACGCGCGGCGGTCCTATGGCAGTCGGTACGGCGGATGATCTCGCAATGGTTCTGTCCGCGGCATCCGCGCGTGATGTTGGTACGAAATCGTTACAGGAGCAACAAGGCAGCCGGGCGAGCGGTGATCTTCCATAAGCACTGCTGCCCGCAATGCTGGCGCGAACAGATAGCGCAGATCAAGGCGATGAGGCGGCCATGTCCCGCAATTTCGGAATTGTCAGAGCCGGCGAGCGATCTGTGATGATACCGGGCGAAGCCGAGGTCCACGGAGATTTTCCGCACACGTCGGCGCCGTTACCCGATGACGATCCCGATCACGACGCGAATTGGGATTTCATCAAGCTGATCGCGTTGGCTGTCGGTGGTGCGCTGCTTATCTTCGCCGGCCTTTTATTCTTTACGCTAGTGACGTTCGCGCGCGATCTCGGGCAATGGGATCGTTCCGACCCGATCGTGCAGTGGTATTCGCAGCTGAAGCAGCCGGACAATCCGGCCATCTCTTGTTGTGGTGAATCCGACGCCTATTGGGCCGACGAAGCCGAAACCAAATGCGATGCGGCGCGAAAAAATTGTCAGGTCATCGCGACCGTCACCGATGATCGCGACGACGACAAACTCAAACGCATGCACGTACCGGTCGGAACCAAATACGTCATCCCGCCCGAGAAGATTGCGCGCAAGGATGGCAACCCCACGGGGCACGTCATTCTGTTTCTCGGCGCGGTGACATGGAACGGCAACAATTTCAATGCCGCCGACCGCAAGGTGCTTTGCTTCGTGATGAATGGGGGCGTGTGATAAAATGACCGATATCATCAAGCTCAAGGCCGCGAATGCCACTCGCTGGCAGGCCATGCATGTCACTGCGGAACTGATGGCAGCGGTCGATCGCGTAGCCGCGCGCCTGACGATGGCCTCCGCTAAGGCGCGGTATCAGGCGGTTTTCCTTGCGACGCGTGTGCCGTGGTGGCTCATCGCTGTCATCCATGAGAGAGAGAGTTCGCAAAGCTGGACTGCGAGTCTGGCACAGGGCGACCCTTGGAATAAGGTCTCGATCCATGTGCCGCGCGATCGCGGGCCGTTCGCGAGTTGGGAAGCCGCTGCGATCGATGCGTTAGAGCACTGCGCACCATTCGCCGCGAACTGGACCGATTGGTCCGTTGGCGGCTCCCTGACGTTGCTGGAGGAATATAATGGCCTCGGCTACGCGGCGCGCAGTGTGCCGTCGCCTTACGTCTGGGCCTCTACCGATCAATATCATTGCGGTAAATACATCGCCGACGGCCACTACGATCCGGACGCCGTTGATCATCAGATCGGTTGTGCTGCGCTGCTCGCGCGCATGAAAATCGCAGACACTTCGATCAATTTTGCGGTCAATTCGTAAGATCGGGGACGCCAACCGCGGGCGCGTCCATTATGGAATATAAGGGGTTCGACTTCCGCAACCCGGATTACGCCGCTGTCTTTAAACAAAGGCTAGCGGTGTTGGAGCGCATTCGAGAACATCCTGAAAGGCTCCCAGCCCTCAAGGCGTATTATCGAACGCACCCTGCTGAATTTATTAACGATTTTGGTGTGACCTTCGATCCGCGCAACGCCGACATCGGCCTGCCGACGCTTATCCCGTTCGTCCTCTTCCCGAAACAGCGCGAGTGGGTCGATTGGGTCATCGAGCGGTGGCGGACCAGAACGCCGGGCATCTGCGAGAAGTCGCGCGACATGGGAATCTCGTGGCTCGGCATGGCGCTGAGTTGCACGGTCTGCTTGTTCACCGACGGCGTCGCGGTCGGCGTCGCCTCGCGCAAGACCGAGTACGTCGACAAAATCGGAACGATGAAGCCCCTTCTCCCGAAGGGCCGAATGTTCATGGAGAACCTGCCGGCCGAATTCCGGGGCGGGTGGACCGCCTGGCGCGACGCGCCCTATATGCGGATCTCGTTTCCGGAGACCGGCTCGTTCATCGGCGGCGAGGGCGGCGACGACATCGGCCGCGGCGACCGGACGTCGTTCTACCTCGTCGACGAGGCCGCCCGCCTCGAGCGACCCGAGCTCGTCGACGCGGCCCTCTCTCAAACGACGAACTGCCGCATCGATATGTCGTCGGTCAACGGGCCGAACAACCCGTTCGCCAGAAAGCGCCGTGAGGGCAAAATCGACGTCTTCATCTTCGATTGGCATGACGATCCGCGAAAGGACGATGCCTGGTACGCGAAGCAATGCGAGGAGCTCGACCCGGTCGTCGTCGCCCAGGAGATCGACCGGGACTATCACGCGTCGATTACCGGGGTGGTCATCCCGGGCCCGTGGGTGCGCGCGGCGATCGACGCCCGCGAGAAGCTCGGCCTCGGCGTGACCGGAGCCGAGGGCCTCGCGCTCGACGTCGCCGACGAGGGGAACGACAAGAATGCGGCCGCCCGCGTCAAGGGCCCCGAGGTTCTCTCGACCGAGGAGTGGTCCGGGAAAGGCTCGGACATTTTCGCGACCGTCCAGCGGGCCTTCGAGATTTGCGACGAATTCGGCTATGCGGAGTTCGACTACGACGCCGACGGCCTCGGCGCCGGCGTCCGGGGCGACGCCCGGGTCATCAACGAGGCCCGGATCGCCGAGCGCGTCCGGACCATCGCGGCCATCGGCTACCGGGGCTCGGAGGGCGTCTACGACCCCGAGGGATTCGTCGAGGGGACCATCGGGAGCGACGGCGACCGCGGCCGAACGAACCAGGACTTCTTCGCGAACCGGAAGGCGCAGTCGTGGTGGTCGATCCGCAAGCGGTTCCAGCGGACGTTTCGGTGGCTCCAGGCGCTCGAGGAGGCGAAGCGGACCGGGAAGCCGCTCGACCGCTCGAAGACCTGCTCGCCCGACGATATCATCTCGATCAGCTCGAAGTGCCCGAACCATCAGAAGCTCGTCGCCGAATTCTCGCAGCCGACCTACGCGATCAACGGCGTTGGGAAAATCGTCATCAACAAAAGCCCGCCGGGGATGAAGTCGCCGAATCGATCCGACGCGGTGGTAATCAAGTACGCGCCGAAGGAAGCCCCGCCGGCGGAGATCACGCAGGACTTCCTCACGCAGGTCCTCCGGGCTGGCGCCGGCGGCGGCCGACGTCGCGGGACGTTGACGCGCCCGGGCTCGCGTGCTTGAAATCAAGAATCAAGTTTCAAGTTTGAAAACGAGGGCGCGCGCGATGGCTGGCAAGTGGGGCGGAGCGCGACCTGGCGCCGGACGGCGAGCGAACCCTGACCGGCCGACAATCAAGGCCAAGACGAAGGTGATCGACCGCTCGGTCCCGGCCGAGCCGAAGCAGCCGACGCCGAACTACTCGACCGAGCTCGTCTCGTCGATCATCCAGCAGAGCATGGCGAGCGCAAAGGAGAAGGCTCGCCTGCCCGAGGCGAATCCCTTCCAGTTGCCGAAGTTCCCGACGAAGGCCACTCCGCCCCAAGAACATCGGATGGCGATGGACGAGGGCATGAATTGGGGCGCGGCCCAATGGTCGGAGGCGGCCTTCGCCGGCATCGCGGGCGAGGGCGTCCTCTTCCTCGGCTACCCGTACCTCTCCGAGCTCGCGCAGCGGCCCGAATACCGGGTCATCAGCGAGACCATCGCCGACGACGCGACGCGCAAAGGCATCGACTTCGAGGTCACGGGAAACGACAAGGAGAACCGCCGGCGCGCCGAGAAGGATCCGGCCGGCGAGGCCGAGCGGATGGCCGACCCCGACGAGCGGAAGAAGCGCCTCAAGGCCGCTGGCAAGACCGACAAGGTCAAGGCGCTCAAGGACGACCAGGACCGCCTCGAGGTATGGGACCGGCTTTATGGCGTCTCGCGCAACGACGGGTTCTTCGGCCGGAGCCACCTCTTCATGGACATGGGCGGGGGCCTCGACAACAGTTCGGCGGAGCTTCAGTCGTCGATCGGCGACGGCCGCAACGCGGCAAGCCAAACGAAGGTCAAGCAGGGCTCATTCAAGGCCCTGCGCGTCATCGAGCCAGTCTGGTGTTACCCGACGACCTACAACGCGCAGAACCCGCTTCTCGCCGATTGGTACAACCCGCAGGTCTGGTACGTGATGGGTCAGCAAGTCCACGTCTCACGCATTCCGGCGTTCGTCGGCCGCCCCGTCCCGGACATGCTCAAGCCAGCCTACGCGTTCGGCGGCCTCTCGCTCTCGCAAATGGCGAAGCCCTACGTCGACATTTGGCTCACGACCCGGCAATCGGTCGCCGACCTCATCCACTCGTTCTCGGTCATGGTGCTGTGCACCGACCTTCAGACGATCATGGCGCCGGGCAACGCGACCGGGCTCCTCAACCGCATCGCGCTGTTCAACGCGCTGCGCGACAACCAGGGGACGTTCGTCGTCAACAAGAACACGGAGGACTTCAAGAACGTTTCGGCGCAGCTCTCGGGCCTCCACGAGCTCCAGGCCCAGGCCCAGGAGCATATGAGCTCAGTTTCGCGCATTCCCCTCGTCAAACTTACTGGCATCTCGCCGTCGGGCCTCAACGCGTCGTCGGAGGGCGAGATTCAGGTCTACGACGATACCATCGTGGCCTATCAGAATCGGTTATTGCGCCCGCAGTTGACCCGCATCGTCAATTTCCAACAGCTCTCTCTTTGGGGGAAAATCGACCCCGAGATTACCTACGTATTCAACCCGCTCCGCGAGATGACCCAGGCGGAGGTCGGCCAGAAGCAGAAGGACGACGCCGACCGCGACGACAAGTACGTCGCGATGGGCGCGCTCGACCCGGCCGAGGTCCGTAAGCGGATCGTCGACGACCCTGAGCTCCCCTACGCGGATATCGACCCGGACGACGTCCCGGACCTCGCGGATGAGGAGGAGGCGGGCCTTGAGCCGGCGGGCGGCAGGCCCGACCCGAAGGCCGCCGGCGAACCTGACAATGGAGGCGGGGCTAGCGATGCCGCCGTCCCTTTCGGCGCTGACGCCTGGAACGAGGGCGACCATCCGCGGGGCCAACCCGAAAACGCTGGCCAATTCGGGCCCGGCGGTGGCGGCTCCTCGTCGAAGACCACCAAGACCGAATCGGTTACGCCGGCGGCCGCCAACTCGGCCCGCGGTCTGTTTGAGAAGTATGCGCAGAAGGGCGTCACCGCGGCCGACGTCATGGCCAAGCTGCCGCCTGAAGCCACCAAGGCAATGGCGGCGATCGACGCCAGGCTGGCGGTCAGCATCCCCACGAATGCCCACGTCTCGGACGGCGGCCACATGCGCGAAGACGGCACCTATACGCCGGCGCGCCAGCAGCTCCACAGTCAGATCATCGCCAGCATCTTGACCCCCGAGGCGATCGCCAAGGCGCTGC